TTCGATGAGCCTCCTGCCCTGGGACGAGATGCTGCGCGCGGGCCTTCGCATGGGGCTTGCGCCGGAAACGTTCTGGCGCCTCAGCCTGAAGGAATGGCGCGCGCTGACCGGGCAGGGGGCTCATGGGAGCGGAATGGGACGGGCGCAGCTGACAGAGCTGGACGAATGCTACGCGCCGTCTTCCCCCGAGGGGGAAGTGGTCCGCGAAGCGGATCGAAGGGGGCAGGTGTGAAGCGCTTTACAACAGCGGCTTCCCCCTCCGTCGCGGGCCTGGCGGCCCGCGCCACCTCCCCCGCAACGCGGGGGAGGACAAAGAGGAACGGACGATGACAAAACAACAAGACAGCTTCTCCCTCACCGAATTCGAGATTGAACTCGGCGAGGCGGCTGCGGCGCTGCAGGCGCTGGCCGATGGGCCGGGGCGGATTGCGGCGGATGCGCTGCGTGAGGGATTTTCCGAGGCGGCTGGCGAGATCGAACGCGCTCTGCTTAGCGCTGCGAGGACCGGCGAGGTGAATTTCGACACGCTGTTTCGTCGCATCCTCGATGATCTTGCAAGGGTCGCCGCCGAATGGGCGATCACGGCGGCAGGGCTCGGGAGCGCGGGCGGTCAGGGCGGCCAGCCGCTGAACATCAGTTTCAATCTGGCGGGCGGCGCGGACACGAGCGTCCTGCAGAACCAGGGCCGCATCGCGCAGATGCTGACGGGCGCGCTGAGGTCCGGAGGACGTTACACATGAGTGCTTTCCATGATGTGCGCCTGCCGCTGCGTTTCGCGCTCGGTGCGACGGGCGGGATTGCGCGGCGCACGCAGATCATCCCGCTCGCCAGCGGTCGGGAGACGCGCAACGGCGTCTGGGCCGGATCGAAGCGCAGCTGGGAACTCGCCGGTGCCGTGCAGCGCACCGAGGACGTCGCCGCGCTCGCCGCTTTTTTCGAGGCGCGGGGCGGGCGGCTGCATGGGTTCCGCTTTCGTGACCCGCTCGACCATGCCGCCACCGGTGAAGTGCTCGGCACGGGAGACGGCGAAATGACGGGCTTCCAGCTGGTTAAGCGTGTGGGCGACATGGCCCGCATGATCAGCAAGCCTGTGGGCGGGACGGTGCGCGTGTTCATTGGTGGCGTCGAGGTCGCGACTGGCTGGCAACTCGACGAACTTACCGGCCTCATCAGCTTCGATACGCCCCCCGGGGCGGACGAAGTCATCACTGCCGACTTCGAGTTCGATGTGCCCGTGCGCTTCGACACTGACCGGTTGGAGACCCGGCTCGACGGCTTCGGCACTGCCAGCCTCGTCTCCGTCCCCCTGATCGAAATCATCGACTGAGGCGTCCTCATGACAGACATGCCCAAGGGCCTCGCGGCGGACATCGCCAGCGGGGCAAGCCGCCATGCGCTCTGTTTCCGGCTGACCCGGTCCGATGGGACTGTGGTCGGTGTCACAGAGCATGACCGCACGATCATGATCGGTGACGTGACCTTCGCGCCGGGCGCTGCCCTCGATGCGGCGCGTTTCGTGGCGCGCGCTGGACTGGCACCGGACCCAGCCACCATCTCCGGCGCGTTTTCGAGCGAGGCGATCACAGAAGCCGATCTCGATGCGGGGCTCTGGAGTGGTGCGCGGGTGGATGTGTTCCGGGCCGACTGGGGTGTGGGCCGCGTGCTCTTATGGGACGAGGTGTTTCGCGTCTGGTCGGGTCGGCTGACCGGGATCACGCGCCGCGGCGCAGGTTTCGAGGCGGAGCTTGTGAGCCTCAAGGCCGATCTGGAAGCCCTGGTGGGACGAGTCATCGCGCGGCGCTGCGATGCGGTGCTGGGTGATGCGCGCTGTGGTGTGGATTTGTCCGATCCTGCCTTTGTCGGCGCAGGCTGTGACAAGCGGCTCAAGACCTGCGTCGAGCGCTTTGCCAATGCCGACAACTTTCGCGGCTTCCCTGACCTGATCGGCAATGACGCACTGATGGCCGGTGACACAGTGATCCGCGATGGCCGGTCCCGCCGCAGGGGGCTGCCATGAGCCGGGACGCTATTGTTGACGCGGCGCGCGGCTGGCTCGGCACGCCCTATCGCCATCAGGCGAGCGTCAAGGGGGTCGGGTGCGATTGCCTCGGCCTTGTTCGCGGGATCTGGCGTGAGTGTGTGGGCGAGGAGCCTGAAGCTCTGCCCGCCTACACGCCGAACTGGGCGGAGGATACAGGCGAAGACCGGCTGATGGAGGCCGCGCGTCGGCATCTGATAGACATTCCGATTGGCGACGCTGGACCCGGTGACGTCGTCCTCTTCCGCATGGCGCTTGGCGCTCCGGCCAAGCACTGCGCGATCCTCACCACACCGGACACCATCATCCACGCCTATTGGGGCAAGGCGGTCTGCGAGACGCGTCTCGTGCCCTGGTGGCGGAGGCGGATCGCGGGTGCGTTCGCGTTTCCCTCGCAGTGACGTGCCCTCCTCCCCCGCTTGCGGGGGAAGTGCCCCGCAGGGGCGGAGGGGGACGCCCCACGCGCCTCGCCCGACGCAGTTTCCCCCTCCGTCACGGGCCTGACGGCCCGCGCCACCTCCCCCGCCATGCGGGGGAGGAGAAAGGATACAAGCATGGCACAGATTTTCTTCTCACAAGTTGGGGCGGCGGTCGGCTCGTCGCTCTTGCCGAACGGCATTGCCGCGCTCGGGCTTCAGGTCTCGGGCGCTGCCATCGGGCAGGCGGTCGGTTCCTATATTGGCGGGGCCATTGATAACGCGCTGTTCGGCCCGGAGCTCGAAGGCCCTCGCCTTGACGTGCTGCAGGTTTCCGAAAGCCGGGAGGGTGCGCCGCTGCCCATCGCTTACGGCCGCGTGCGTTTGCCGGGGCAGGTGATCTGGGCGAGCCATTTCACCGAGCAGGCGCGCGACCGCAGCGTCGGCGGCAAGGGCGGCCCGGAAATCACCGAATACAGCTACACGGCGAGCTTCGCTGTCGCGCTCTGCGAGGGCGAGATCACGCGTGTCGCCCGGGCCTGGGCGAATGGTGCGCCGCTCGCGCTCGGCGCGATGAACCATCGCGTCTATACCGGCACCGAGGAACAGTTGCCCGATCCCGTGATCGAGGCGGTGGAGGGCGCTGGCACCGTGCCGGCCTATCGCGGCACGGCCTATATCGTTTTCGAGGATGTCGACCTCACGCCGTTCGGCAACCGCCTGCCGCAGCTCTCCTTCGAGGTGATCCGCGTTCCGCCTTCCGGCGCGCTGCCGCAGCTCGGCGATATTGTTGAAGGTGTGAACCTCATCCCGGCCTCGGGGGAGTTCGTCTACGCCACAGAGATTGTGCGCCGCCGCTGGTTTCCGGGGATCGAGGAACCGGAAAACATGAACAATGCGAGTGGTCAGGCCGACATGCTCGCCTCGCTCGACCAGCTTGAGGCGGAACTTCCGAATTGCCGCGCAGTGTCCATGGTGGTCGGATGGTTCGGAACCGGTGACACCGCTGGCGTCTGCGCCATCCGTCCGGGTGTGGAGACATTGGAGAAATCAACCGTGCCCTGGGGCTGGCGATCCGGTGGGGTCGGGCGGGCCGGTGCGCACCTCGTCACGCGGGATGACGAAGACCGCCCGGTCTATGGCGGCACACCGGATGACCGGAGTGTCGTGCAGGGCCTGCGCGAACTGGCGGCGCGTGGCATGGAGGTGACGGTGACCCCGTTTCTCTTCATGGACACGCCGGGCCTGCCCTGGCGCGGGCGACTGCTGACGGCGGCCAGCGATGGCACAAGCGCTGTGCGCACGGAGATCGCGGCCTTTGTCGGCGCTTGCCAGCCGGAGCATTTCAGCTTTCATTCCGATGGCTGGTCGATTGCCTATTCCGGGCCTGCGGAGTGGAGCTATCGCCGCTTCATCCTTCACCATGCCTGGCTCGCCAAACGCGCGGGCGCCGTGAAGGCTTTCCTGATCGGTACCGAGATGGTGGGGCTCACCCGCCTGCGCGACGAGACCGGCGCGTTTCCCTTCGTCGAGGCGCTGATCGAGCTTGCCGCCGATGTGAAGTCCGTTCTGGGCCCGGAGGTCGAGGTCTCCTATGCCGCCGACTGGACCGAGTATGGCGCTTACGTGCCTGCTGACGGTTCGGGCGACGTGCTGTTCCCGCTGGATGCGCTCTGGGCGAGCCCGAACGTCGATTATGTCGGTGTGGACTGGTACGCGCCCATGGGTGACTGGCGTGATGGGGAGACTCATCTCGACGCGCTGGCCGGTTTCGAGGGGCCGACCGATCCCGCCTATCTCGCCTATCAGGTCGAGGGCGGTGAGGGCTTCGACTGGTATTATTCGAGTGATGCCGACCGAACCGCCCAAATTCGCACGCCCATCATCGACACCGCTCATGGTGAGGATTGGGTCTTCCGGGTAAAGGACATCCGCAACTGGCGCGCCAACGACCACCATGAGCGTCCGGGCGGTGTGCGCAATGCGAGCCCCACGGCCTGGCAGCCGGGGTCCAAGCTGGTGCGCTTCTGCGAGGTCGGCTTCCCGGCGGTGCATCGCGGTGCGAACCAGCCGAACGTCTTCTTCGATCCCAAAAGCGTTGAGAGCGCGCTGCCGCACTTCTCAGGCGGAGGACGCGATGATGCGCTCCAGCGCGCGGCGCTGGCGGCGGTGCATGACTACTGGGCCGGTGAAGGCGTGGTGGACCAGATGGCGGTGTGGGCCTGGGACGCGCGACCGTTCCCTGACTTCCCGGCGCGCGCCGAGGTCTGGAGCGATGGCGCAAACTGGCGCACAGGGCACTGGCTGAACGGACGCGCCGGGACGGTCAGCTTTGGCGAGATGGTCGATGACCTGGCGCGCATGGCCGGGATCGAAATCGGCCATGACGGCCTCGCCATGGCCGTGCCGGGATACAATGTCAGTGGCCCCACCACGCTGCGCCGCGCCATCGAGCCCCTGGTTCAGGCTTTCGCCGTGACCGCGCATGAGCGCGAGGGCGGGGTTTTCCTTTCCTCTCCGGGCGTTCTGGAGACTGCGAGCATCGCGATGGGCGAACTGGCGGTGGCCGATGACGGCCTGTCGCTCTCGCTGTCGGATGCGATGGTGGACAAGGGGCCGGACGGATTGCGGATCGACTATAGCGATGCCGACAATGATTTCGCGCCGGGCCATGTCGAAGTCGCCGTGGGCGAGGGGCGTGTGCGCAATCTGCGCCGGATTTCGGTGCCGATGACACTCGGTGCGGGCGAGGCACGCGACATGGCGGTGGCCTGGCTCGCCGCCCTTCAGGACGCCACCCAGACGGCAAGTCTCACCGTGTCGCCGACATTCGCGGGTCTCAGGCCCGGACAGGGCGTGTTGCTGCCCGGTCGCGCGACGCTGTTCTGGGTCGAGAGTGTGGAAACCGGCAACGACGTCACGCTCGGCCTGCGTCGGGGTGCACCGGGAGCGGTGAGTGTCGGGGCCGCCGAGCCGGTGGCTGCGCCGCTCCTGCCGGGCATTCCGGCGACGCCTGACCTCATCCTGCTCGACCTGCCGGGAAGTGGCCCGCATGTGGCCGCCTTTGCCGCACCATGGCCGGGACCGCTTCAGGTTCGCGCCGGCAGCGATGCCGATAGCCTTAGCGTGCGTGCAGAGATCACACGGCCAGCCCGGACCGCAAGGCTGCTTGCGCCGCTCAAGAGCGGTCCGGTCGGGCGCTGGGACCGGGCCAATTCGGTCGAGATCGAGACGGGCAGCGACTGGCCGGTGTCGGCAGGCGAGGCGGGCGTACGCGATGGCGCCGGCCGTGTGGCGGTGGAGACCGCACCCGGTAGCGGGCTCTGGGAGGTGTTCAGCTTCGCGGCCGCAGAGATGATTGCCGGACGTCGCTACCGCTTGTCAGGATTGCTGCGCGGCCTTGAGGGCAGCGACGGGCGCATGGCGGGTGAGGTGGCTGCCGGTGCGCTTCTGGTGGCGCTCGGACCGGAACTCGTGCCCGCAGAGCTCGCAGCGGAGGAGGTCGGGCTTGAGCGCCTCTGGCGGGCGGGGTCGGCAGAGATCACCGCGTCCTTTGAGGCGGATGGCACGCGGCCCTGGCGTCCGGCGCACCTGAGAGCCCGGCTCGGACAGGACGGAAGCCTTGCCGTGAGCTGGATCCCGCGCGGGGCAGACATCCCGGCAGGCCTCGACGCGCCGGACCCCGTGCGCAGCGGTGTCAGTTTCGAGGTGCGCATCGAGGACTCCTCTGGTGCGGCCCTCGCTTTAACGACCGAAAGCACTTCTCTCATCCTGAATGCGGCAGAGCTTGCCGGGATTGCTCCGCACCATGTCAGCGTCGCCGAGCGTGGCAGCGATGGCCGCACCGGCCCGGCGGCGGAGACGCTGGTCGCGCCTGCATAAGCGATTGCAAGCCTTCGCGGCGGTCCCTACCTTCGGCGGCAACAGGAATGACCGCCGGAGAGATTTTTGAGCTGGGACCCATATGCTGCGCTCGGTGTGAGCCGGGATGCCTCTGAAGCCGAGATCAAGGCCGCCTATCGCACGAAGGCGAAGGCCCTGCACCCTGACCTGCATCCGGGCGATACCGCCAAGGCCGACCAGTTCAAGCGCGCCTCGGCTGCGTTCGACATCCTTGGCGATACCGAAAAGCGCAAACGCTATGATCGCGGCGAGATCGATGCCGATGGCAATGAGCTTGCGCGCGGGTTCGGTGGCGGCACGGGCAGCCCGTTTGGCGGCTCGGGCGGGTTCCAGGGTGATCCGTTCGAGGACATTCTCGGTGGCCTGTTCGGGCGTGGCGGTGGCGGACGCAGGCGCGCCGGCCCGGTGCGCGGGCAGGATGTGCGCTACCGTGCCGAGGTGGATTTCCTCGACGCCGTGACGGGCGCGAGCCGGCGTTTCACCATGGCTGATGGACGCACGCTGGACGTGAAGATCCCCGCAGGCCTCGAGAGCGGCCAGACCCTGCGCCTCAAGAGCCAGGGCGGCCAGAGCCCCACGGGTGGCCCGCCGGGCGACGCTCTGCTGGAGGTGATGGTGAAGCCGCATCCGACCTATGAGCGCCGGGGCAGTGACATCCACACAGCGCTGCCCATCTCGCTGAAGCAGGCGGT